TATTTCGTGCGGATTATTTGATGTGAATTTATTGTCGGGATGCCGTACATTCCATAATTCGATAATTTTTACTAATCCTTCGCTAGTATAGCATGTGTTGTCATGTATTGATGCTTTCGTTTCAGATAATGGCGAACAACTCATCTTCTTAAATTTCTCTCGTTTTTCTGATTTTTCTGATTTTTCTGATTTTTTGGATCTTTTTCTTTTCTTAGTTTTATTGGCCATCTATAATAGAAAAATATTATATATAATATTTGTATATATTATAAAATGTCTTGGCTATCCCAATATATAATCAATTCGGAATACGATTCTCTACCTTTTGCCGACAAACCATCATATGATAGTCTACAATGTTATTATAAAAAAAAAGTATTACCAAAACAACCACCATTAGTATCGCGATTATACAGCAGAGCATTCGGTCCTACACCACCCCAAGTAAATCCAGAACTACCAAAATCTCAATTACAAATATTTATTGACCTCCTTAAAAAATATTTATTAGAAATAGTATCAGATTCGGTAGAATTGAAACCTAGTAAGTGGTACAAAAATATGTATGGTAATGAAGGTAACGAACAATTTTTTAAACCGTATTTAGACAAGTTAAACCAGAAATTTAAAGGCTTTTATAAAATAGGAGTCGACGGCCACAGAGACAATCCCGCGCACCATATTCAAATAGTCGACGACACGATAATTGATAAATTAATAATAACCAACTTCACCAATATTGATGATGCTACAACACAATTAAATACTTTAATATCGCCGCCGAGTGGTGGAAAACGTAAATCAAGACGCAACAAAAAATCTAAAAAACGAAGAAAATCTAAAAAATCAAAAAGAAGAAAATCTAAAGGTAGAAAGCGAACAAAAAAGAGATAAATTATTTTTTCTTATCTTATTTTTTCTTATCTTATTTTTTCTTTTTCTCTCGTATACCTTTCGTCTTTAATTCGGGGTTCTTAAGATCGATTTCCGTTATATGAGGAAGTATAATATTATTTGCGGGATTAGAAACGTCTGGTTGACTACGTTTCACTACGAATTGGTCCCAATTATATTTGTCTGCCTTCTGTTGTGCAAACTTTTTATCTACAATTTTCATTAAATTCTCTAAATCTGATTCCATGATTGTTTTAAGATTGCCAGGATTGATCTTTAGTTCTTGATTAGAAGACGAATAAGGGTTGGAAGGCGTTAAATCTGCACTGTTTATTTGCTCTTGTATGATGTCTTTTGTATCTTCATGTTTAAAATGCTGTATTAAACTTTGCGAATATACTAACATTATATCTCTCAAATAATTATATTTAGGATCAGAATATATCGATTTATGTCCTGGATCGGTTTCAACTTTTAATAATTCACGTGTTAAATTTGTGATACGTTTATTATAAAAGCTTAGATCTTCTAGAAATTCTTGATCTGTTTCTTTTTGTTTTTTGAAATTTTTATTGACATATTTTTCATATAATGTTTCATTCATCAAGCATTCTAATGTAATCTTATTTACAATTTTATCATTGTCATTATCATTCGATTTCTCTGATTTTTTAGATTTTTTACCAGTTTTTGTTTTATCTTCCATATAAATTTATCTACGGTAAATAAATTTATATATAAACACGAATAGAATAAAAATTATATATAAACTTGAATCAAATAAAATTTATCTATTTGGTGAACTAGCTAACCAAATATCATTAGCCATGTCGTTCTTATGAAATAGTAGCTTATTGGCATCGGTAGACCTACGAGGATATTTTGTCATAATATTTTCTTTCCAGTTGTTCCATCCAAATCTGCGCTCATAGGTGGGCTTGAATTTAATGAGCACCTCATCCGCCACATTTTTCTCATCGTCCGACCCCGATTTTACGAGCTCGATCAATAACTGGATACAACCGGCATGTTCAACGTATTTCCATGTGACATCATGCGACATGATGTTTCCGAGCGCCTCAGCCGCCACCTGTTTCTCATCGGTCGACCCCGATTTTACGAGATTGTTCAAGTGGGGGACACCGCCATTCTTTGCGATTGAAAACGCGGCATGTTCGTTCTTAGCGAGGCCTCTGAGTGCCTCAGCCGCCACCTTTTTCATACCGTCCTCCCCTGATTGTGCTAAATAGATCAAGGGTTGGATGCCGTCTTCATTTAAGAGCTTGTCGTGTAGCACCGTTTCGCCGCCTATTACGAGGTTTCTGAGCGCCACCGCCGCCGCCGCTATCATTTTTTTATTCTCTTGATTATACGGCAATTTTACCATATTGATCAATAATGGGAAGCCAAAATTATCGTGTATGATCCTTTTGGCTTCCCAAAACAATTTTTCGAAATATTTGTAATCAAAACCAATGTCACTACTCGTAAAATTACCAGTAGTGAAGCTTACAATCGCATTAGCCGCCCCCTCTCTCACCTTAGCCGTTTGGTCACTCTTTAGGAAGAGGATCAATCTTTGTATCATGTATTCGAATCCAGTAAACCGATTGGCTCTATCGATAATAAACCAGTTGTCGGGGTTTCTAGCAAGGATTATTAATATATAAGTTGCATTCTCTTTATCTCTTGGCGATAAATGTTGTAGCGTAGTGATAAATTTCCCCACTTTATCCACCGCCAGTTCCTGCGTATCATTCCCCGTATTCACCGCCGCCATCACCTCCACAATCTCCTTCATCTCCGGTGCCATCTTCGCCATCTTCGCCATCTTCCTTTTATCTTCGTAATGAGTCACAAACGACGAAGATGGCGGGGCCCCGCCCATTTTATTCCGACGTGTCAATTTACGGTTTTTCATTACATGTTTTCTCGAACGTTTTTTATGAAACGGTCTTTTCCTTGATTTCCTAAAATTCTTCGATTTTCTCGATTTTATATGATATCTTGCTAAAGTTTTTGCCATATATATATATTAATTAATAAAAAAATATATATTATAAATTAATATTCCCATTGTCTATTGATCTAAATCTTTCAATTGATTGCGAGTATGATTATAATATAATTTGTTGCCCAACGATAGACCACATGGATTCGGGTTATGATAACCTAAGTTGTATCGTTTGAAAAGGTGAGGATATTGGTCTAAAACATTATCAGGTTTAATATTGGCATCCACATTATAATCGTATAATTCACTGGTAGAATCTGGTACCCATGCCGCTTGTGGGCATTCTTGTAAAGCGAAGAATTGATTTCTTAAATACGATTCGGTATTTACATTATTTAAATATCCCATAACAGGAGCATTATGGGTACCAGGATAAAACACTTTATTAGTTTCAAAATCGGGATATGTATGAATAGGCGTATTGCTTTTTTCTAAATCTTGGTTTGTAGGACATAATTGATATTTTGTGGCGGTTGGCCTAAAAGAGAAATTCGGAGCCAAGTTAGCAGACGGAATATTTCGATTAAATAATCTGCGATTTAGTTCTTCTTGATTTTCTAAATTACATATTCTAACACTATCGGGCAAATTATCCATATATATAAGTATATAAAGATTTATTTTTATATTAATTTATATGTGTGGTATTTTCGCACTCCTAAATTATAATGAAATTACTCCGATAATAAAGTCTAGCTTTGATAAGGGGGCTCCAAGAGGCCCCGAAAACAGTACACTAGCACAATATGGTAATCATATTATGGGATTTCACCGATTAGCTATTAATGGATTAAATGATTATTCTAACCAACCATTCAATATAGATGGAATTTTATTAATTTGTAACGGAGAAATCTATAATTTTCGTGAATTAGCCAAACAAAATAATATCACCATGACTACTGATAGTGATTGTGAAATTATTATTCATATGTATCGTCTGTATGGTTTTGAATATACCCTAAATTGTTTAGATGGAGTATTCGCATTTGTTTTATATGATACAAATCAAAAAATGATTCATATTGCGCGCGATCCATATGGTGTGCGTCCACTATATTATTTTATGAATTGGGACAATACATATGGATTTGCCAGCGAGCAAAAATGCCTATATGACTTATGTAAATACAAACATTTGTTATTTCAATTTCTTCCCGGACAATATGCCAGCGTCGATTGCACTGATCCATTTATTTACTTAAAAGATAATGGTCGATATACTGCATTTCCATGTAATGAAATAGATTATTATCTAAATTCTCAAAGTGACGATATAGTATATTACATTCATCAGGCGGTTCGGAAACGTGTCGAAGGAACAACTGATAGACCTATTGCATGTCTTCTTTCTGGTGGGTTAGATAGTAGTTTAATTTGTGCATTGGTCAATCAATATTACGATAATCCCGAACATCGCCTTGAAACATATAGTATTGGATTAGAGGGATCTGAAGATTTAAAATATGCTAAAATTGTAGCAGATTATTTGGAAACCGATCACCATGAGATTGTTATTAGCGAAGAAGATTTCTTTAATGCAATTCCAGAAGTAATTCATGTGATTGAAAGCTACGATACAACTACTATTCGTGCCAGTGTAGGAAATTATTTGATTGGTAAATATATCGCAAAAAACAGCAAGGCAAAAGTAATATTTAACGGTGATGGAGCAGATGAATTGATGGGGGGTTATTTGTATTTACATAAATCACCATCCGCTACAGAATTTGATCGCGAATGCAAGAGATTATTAAACGATATACCGTTTTTTGATGTATTGCGTAGTGACAAATCAATATCCAGCAATGGTTTAGAGCCACGTACTCCATTTCTAGATCGGAAATGGGTTGAATTTTATTTAAGTATATCGAAAGACATCCGATACCATGCTGGGAATGGGCAATGTGAGAAATTCTTGATTCGCAATGCATTTTATGAGGTTCAACCTGATTTATTACCCGAAGAGATTTTATGGCGTACAAAAGAGGCATTTAGCGATGGTGTAAGTAGTCTTACGCGGTCATGGTTTACTATAATTCAGGAAAACATTGAGAGATTATGTGTTGAAAACCCTGAATTGGCGAAAATCCTAGAACAAAATATAATAATTCATAAAAATTTGAAATTGATGAATCCTCCTACAACGGTAGAGCAGAGTTACTATAGATATTTATATAATAAATCTTATTATGGAACCGATAATATAATACCGTATTTTTGGATGCCGAAATATGTTGATGCAAAAGATGCCAGTGCGCGTACATTAAAAATATATGACGAAATAAATGTGGGTACAACTGTGGATACAACGGTGGATACAACAGTGGATACAAATGCTAGTAGGCGCGTTACAGTAAATTTGAATATTTTATCAGATACAATGGTGGAATTAAATATTACTCCTAATTTATAACATCAAATTTATAACATCAAATTTATAACATCAAATTTATAACATCAAATTTATAACATCTTATTTTAATAAAATTGAAAATAATAACATATACCAATAACATATACCAATAACTATATAATCGTTGTCTTGATGAATTATTTGGGATATATTTCATGTGATATTAACACATTAAATATATTAAATCAAGTGTATCAGTGGGTTCCGAATGAAAATACTATACGGCCATCCGAAAAAGTATTAGAAAAAAGGGCTGCGTTTATAAAAAATTTGGATTTAAGAAACGTGTTATTACGTGATAATATCATTTCGACATTATTTAAGGATAATACAAATCAAAAACTATTCTTACCGAATCCATTTCCATATAATATAATAGGAAATCATTATGTAATGTGGTATTATAAATATAATATTGTCGGTGGTATTGGTATTCAAAACATGATTCAAGATATTAATGTTGATATAATTAATGGTATTTATAATATTGTAGAGCATTATGAATTTAATTTTGCATGGTATGAAAATCCTAAAATGAGTGTAAACGATGCCGAAAATAATGAATTGTATCATGTTCAGGTGTTTTGGGTATCAACTGATGATTTATAAAACCATTTTTGCACAGATAATGGTAATATGCTTGTAGTTGGTGGGATTATGGTCGGAACATTGGCATGTGCTTTAACCTGAATTTTTACTTCTTCATGATATTTTTTTTGATGATCAACTATAATATTATTGTCGTCGCAACCATTTTCTTTAATCGATAATTGTATCTCATTAATGGTATTGGTTGTGCTTGTAATAAAATAATTGGGTAAAAATGCATGAACGATTGCCTTAATACTCGCCATAAACATTCTACGAGAATAATATAATGATAATTTCCAATGTTTATAATAACTCATACAATTTTTATTTGGATGCATAAAATAACTGTATTTCGATTTTTCTGACATGCTTCTATATTTATTAAAACATAATTATTTTTAAATCTGAATTTTTAAATCTGAATTTTTATAATTTTATATATACAATTCATCGCCTATAAAATTGCGTACATGTTTTATATAATATTCTTTTGTTGCATCATCAATTATAATATCGTCTGATTTCGTATATAAATCATATTTATTGAATAATTTTAACCAATGAAACATTTCTTTATCTTTATCATTTGCCAAATATTTATATGCACCGTGCGTATGATAAGCATACAATGAATGATATCGTATGATATATAATGCTTCTTCGGGTAATGCATGAGTATTATTTTTTAATATTTGATATAAATATTCATCGTGACCCCAACTACATGTAACGTTTTCTAATCCGCAATGGCATTCATACATACCAAGTAGAGTATTATATTTGTCGTTTAACATATCAGGGTTCTCTTTATTGAATTCGGGATAAACCATTACATCCGGAATTTCGCACCCTACAATAAATGTGTCGCCCACTATCCCCCATTGCTCTTTTACACTCGTTCCATCTTCATCGCATCCCATTGTAAATATTATTTTTCCTATATCATGTATTAACCCAACTACTTGCAACCATACAGGATGTCCGTCTTTGCGAATTTGTTCTGCTGTCTGTAATCCGTGAAAATAATTCGGAACAGATAAATCGGGATCACTGATATCGATAAATGTTTCGAGCTTTTCGAATATACTTTTTATTGGCATAGGTGTCATGTTACTCAAATACTTTTTTCGCATTCGCATAACATAATCGACAGTTTGGTTTATTCTGGCTTTCCTATATGTATCTTTTACTGCTTTAACTATCTGCCCACTATAGTTTCTAAAGCCTTCGTCATATTTTACTGATATTTTGGTTGAACTTTTTAACGATTTTTCACATGCTTCAATGATTCTTACACATGCAACGCTATCGTTCATATGTACTTTTAACGGTTCCTTTTTCTCGATTACATTAAAAAAATGTATTAATTCGTTTTTATATGATTCGGCGTATCTTTGAGGGAATGAAATTGGTGCATGTGTATCATCCACTTCCATTGGATCATTATATGGGTTGTGGGTATATTGATTGTGGGTACATAAATTGCCATTTATTCCGTAAATTTCTATACGTTGATCATAATTTTTCGATATTCGAGAGATATTTATATTCGCCAAAATGCCCGATGCATATTGCATAATTATGATAGCATTATCTAATTCTCCAGCACCGATATCTTCAGGCATAACTACATTACCCGTAACAAATACATTTATAGGAATATCGTCTAATATCCAATTAATAAAAAATATATCATGTACTGCGCAATCAGCAAAAATACCAGAACTATGCTTTAAATAATTATATGATGGATAAGGGTAATCTTTACTAATTGTATTAATTTGGTGAATGCCACCCACAGTATGTAACTTATCTTTTAATCCGGCGATTTGTGGATCAAATATTCTATTTAATGCACATAATAATACTAAATTGTTGGATGCCGCCAAATTATAACATTCTTTTATTTCCGATTCATCTTCTGACAATGGCTTTTCACACATAACATGTTTATTGTGTGATAAACATGCTTTAATTAGTTCGTAATGAGTGTTTGTTGGTGTGCAAATAATACAGAAATCTATCTCTGTATCTGTTAAAATAATATTTAATCGTGATGTTAATGATATATCTTTATTATTAATTTCATTATAAACCTCGGATAAACGTTCTCGCGTTTCAAAAATGTATTTTAAATTGATTTTATCATTATTTATAAGATTTTCATTTATAAGATTTTCATAATGAATTCGTCCGGCTCGACCATAACCAAATAAACATCCGCGCATCATTTCAATATAAATATTAAGAAAAATATATTTATATTAAAATTCAAATATTAATTAATTCTAATGATATTGCTAAAATATATTATTTAATTATTGTTTAATGTCTTTTTCTGTGTTTTTTGCGTAGAGATCTTTTTGATTTTCTAGATTTTTTTGATTTTCTTGATTTTCTTTTGTGTAATTTACGAGAACGTTTTTTGCCTCCACCCACCTCTGTATTGTTTGTATCTGGTGGCTCCGCATCTCTATGGTTTGTATCTGATTGCTCCGCATCTGAGGGCAGTGTTGTTATGTTTAATGAATCTATATCCCCCGTCTTCTTCCGACGTCTCGAAATATAATTATCTATGGCTTCCTTCTCTTCTAGATTTTTTTTCGATTGACTGGCTAAATATTTATGATCTATATAATACTTTTTTTGTTTTTCGTCAAAAGCTTTGTCGTACATGTTCTTCATTTCTTTAGTGCCAGGAACACCTGTTAAATTATTTTCTATTCTTATATCATTTTTATACTTGTTTATATCTATTGTATGTTGATCGTTCAGTGTATTCGTTAAGGTGTTAATTTCTTTATGTTTTGTATTATATTTAGTGCTATAAAATTTTTTTACTTGTTTAAAAAGGTCATCCATAGTCATGGCTGGGGGTTTTTGTTGTATTTCTTCTTTTATTTTAGATTTTATTTCATCTTTTATTTCTTTTTTTATTTCATATCTATACAAATGTCTAAATCCAGGTAACATATATAATATTATTATAAAAAAATAAAATTATATTAATTAATTCTAATGATATTGCTAAAATATATTATTTAATTATTGTTTAATGTCTTTTTCTGTGTTTTTTGCGTAGAGATCTTTTTGATTTTCTTGATTTTCTTGATTTTCTTTTGTGTAATTTACGAGAACGTTTTTTGCCCCCACTCGACACTTCCTCCGATCGTTCGGATTTAGAATTCCAGGTCCTGGGATCCAATTTACTTAACATTTTTGTCGCAGCAATGGATCTTCTATTTATTTGTTTATAATCATCTGTTAACTCGTTTACTACTTCAGCCGCAATTTGGTTATATAGTTCATCTTTGCTATTATATACATAACTGTGACGATCAATCATCCTTAGATATATTTTATCCCGAAGTTTTTGTTCATTTGTATGAGTAGCAGCATCAATAAAGGTTTTTTTGAGCGGTAAACCGGTGGTATTTTCCATTTCGTTAAATTTGGATTCTACTATTTTATGTATCATCTCATACTCCTTTTTTTTCTCGTTCGTAAAAGGTTCTTGTGCCGCTGTACCATTAAAACTTGTCATTTTATAATATTATAATATATTAAAATATTATAATATTATAATATATTATATTATTAATAATATAATAAAAAATGTATTATCCTTTTGATCTATGCGTTATGTTTTAGTAGCTATGTGTTGTTGGGGAGGATAATTGATTATGCGTACATGTGATCACGCTTCCTCAATTGAAGCTCATGCTTCCTCACTTGAAACTGTTGATGGCTTCTTCTTTACTAACTTCTTCTTCTTTACTGGCA